CCGTAGGTCTATTAAAGTTACCCTTTTATCTGAAAATCATTTCAAAATACTTCTTGACTATTTACCAAATTGCTTATCCAGCAATATGCTCGAGTGTTTCCACATCGAAATATGCGTATGTTCTTCTCGGTCCTGCCGGATGCTTTCTCTGCAATCTGCTCAGAACATAGCACTCGTGCGTTTCTCCTAGACAATCCTTAACAGTTTCTGTGTTACTGAGGACTCTCATGTCTGAGAGCCTCTCTCCGAAGAACTTCAATGTCTTGTCATCAAAGAAGTGACCATACGGATGCTTCCCTTTGTACATATCAACCAATTTCCAAACCGGAATTGTAACTTTCATATCACTCAGCCTCCTTTCCTGTGATGATTGCGAATGCCTCCTTGAGGACTGCCAACTTCCTTTCTGCCTCGGTCGCTCTCTTGAGTAATTCCTCAATTTCTCCCGCAGCCTTATTTCTCATCAATCCCATCTGAGCATTCATGCTATTAAGAGCCAGCCCATCATCCGAAATCTGCTTTTCGAGTTCGTTAATCTTGGTGCAATACTGAGCATCCATTCTGTCATAGTCATTCTTCTCTTTCACGAGTTCCGTCTCAAGTTCCTCGATTCTTCTCGCACGAAGTCTCATCAATCTCTGAATGCCGCCCTGCTTTTTCCATGCCTTGCAGAACTCATCTTTGTCGATGTCACATCCCATGTACTCTGCTTCGATTTCTCTGTATTCTGCCTCGGTCGGCTCAAACCCTGTTCTCTCGATAAACTCTGATTTCATCATATCTTTGTACCTCCTTGGGTGTTATGTTTTTCGTTGTGCGTACGATAACATAGCCTACCTTGAAGTCAATAGTTTTACTGATATTTTTTAGGAATTTTCCGCCTGCAAATTGGAATATTCCAATCTCTTAGGTATGAGAAATAAGCCAGTCGAAACAATCGGCTTTATTCCAAAATTCCTTGACCTCGGCATCTCCATCGGAGACTCTGATGCCGATAATGCTACCATTGTCTTTCTGAATATAAAACTTATCTCCCTTGACATTGCCTGCCTTAATATCATCAAGCATATCCTCGCATACTTTGCGGATACCGTCATTGTCAACCATTTCAACTCTGTATCCGATATGCTCCATTACCTCGAGGAAGCGTTCTGCCTTGAGGTCCTGCTGTCTGTTCAACTGCTGATTGATGACACGCACATCCTCCCCGAGTGACTTCGCCAATTCGGTCTGTGTCATCTTCTTTTCTTTCATAGACTCCTTAATGAGTTCAATTACCTTTGCCATCTTGTCTCCTTTCATCAATTACGCCCAAGAACTCTACACACTACGCTCTCGAGAGTATCGTTCATCGCTACATTACTATCTTCATCATGGCGATACATCGCCACCATTCTCTGCATCTGTTCGTCACTGATTTCTATGTTGCCGCCTGCCAATTCTTGAGCAGTTGCATTCAAATCCTCCTCGAGGTACGCATCATCTTTTCTGCGGTAGATAATATCTTCTACCCAGTGAGGAAGTTCGAGTCCTACGATGTTGCCGCACTCATCAAACTGAATTTTCATGGCATTGCAGTAATCTTCCACCGCATCCTCCGGGCAATCTGCATTATCCAAATCCGGACTGCCTAACTCCATAGCAAGGCATCTCACTTGATGTCTCGCCTCATCTTTCGCCTTGAGCGTATCATCTCCGCAGGCTGCTCCGTCCGCTGCCTCGTAAATCTCATTCCATGTCATTGTCATTGCTCCTTTCTTCGCAGTTGCACATACACATATGTTGTAAAACTTCGGTGCAACAGTTCTTACTTTTCTGATGTTGGCTATAATCTCTTCCTTATCGGTTGGAATATCGTCCTGCTCCAAATATCCCATTTCTAATAGCCAATCTATAAACTTCTGAGGTCCTTCCATCCTACACCTCCGTTCCGTCCGCCGTTGTAATGAACTTAATCTCTGACAGATACGCATATCCGAACTGCTTATTGTGATATTCTCCGAACATCTTCTCCGCCTTTTTTCTTGCTTCCTCCGGAGACTCTGCTTTTATCGTCACATCGACATCAGCAAGGAAATTTACTGTATATTCTTCCATTCGCCCTCCTTATCTGCTGATAATCGTAACCAACTTGTTATACTCGTCCATCTTATCTTTGCGGACAAGTCCGATTTCTTCATTCTCTGCATATACAAGTTCATATTCATTTGCAACAAGGTCACAAACTTCAACCTCATTCATAACTGCGAGTTTCTCCGCTGTTGCCAATTTTTCTTTCAGTGCGAGTTTTCTGATACCGCTACTCATTCCTAAGTAGTTCAAATTCTCGCTCAATTCTCTTCCTGTCATCTGCTATCCTCCTTATAGATACGACCTCCCGTACCTCTTTCTAAATTCTTCTCTTGAGCCTATCTTTGCCTCGAACATCGCCTGTCCGAGCATTTTGGATAATCGCTCTGCCATCGGGTTATCATGTATCCGGTGCAGTTTATCGCCCATGTTGTGACAGTTATTACAAATCGGAACCTTGAGTCCGTCCTTATCACTGAGTTCTCTGCCCGCAGTACCGAATATGAGATGATGCTCCGCCTCTGCCTGTCTGCCGCAGAATATGCAGATATTATCATACTCAGTTACAATACTTTTCATCTCTTGCTTCCTCTCAAAACCTGTACTAATTCTGTATGTCTTTTCACTTCGCCAATCGAGCCTTCTATCCCAAACCAGTCCATTGTCTTTATTGCATTTTCCATAGTATCAAACATCATGGCTCCGTTTAGCTTAATGGTGTATCCGTTATCATTCTTTGGATTGTATCCTCTGCCGACATACTTGTATCTGTCGCCTCTTGGTACTACGATGACATACTTCGTAACTGTGTGTTCTGTCATAGGCATTTCAACCATCTTTGCACCTCCTCTCTCTGATATAGGCTTATGCAGCGTTTTTATCACATCTATGGTATATTTGTAGGGTTCTGTTCCTGTTGGCTTGCTCCTGCCTTAGCCATACACGATTTCTCCCATGACTGCATACTGGATAATCATATCTGCCACCACAGCATCCACCATACAACAATCCAGTCCGTATTCTCCTGTACTGCATCCGACCGAGTTTACCCCTTCATACATGATGTCATATGGTCTTTCTGCATCCTCGCAATACTTCTTGATTCCATCAAGCAGCTTATCTCTTGTAAGTTCATAGTCTTCATCTTCCTCAGAGTCATACAGTTTCAGTGTTCCTCCCCTGCTTATCTGCTCAGATGCGTATTCTCCTAGATAATCTCCGACAACCTCAGCCTTCCTGCACCAGTAATTGATACCACCCTCCAAAGCTGTCGCTACGATGTCATCAACATCTTCCTGTGTCACATTGATTTCCGGTTCTGTTTTTACCTTGAAATTCTCCATTAGCCGACCTTTACCTTTCTTCCGCAATTCGGACATTTCGTGTCATTGCACCCATCGCCATAATTGATGATTTTTCCGCATCCCTCACATTCGACCCATTCGCCATTTACGAACCAATCTTCCTTGAGCGACTCGGGATGTTGCCAGTCAACGCCATCGAACAACTCATCCGCCAAATCCTGCTGACAGTTGCATAATTCAAGGAAGTCATTCCCGGTGTAAACCGAGTCCGACAGTTCCGGAGAGTAGCACGGTTGGTCCTTATGGAACTTGTACGCCTCCTCATCCTTGAAAATCATTCCCTGTCTGTAAAACTCTCGATGGATGATGTACTCCCCATCGTTATCTTCTATACTTCCGATTTTCAGCATTTCTGCTCCTTTCTCCAAGTAGGATGCCAAGGTTGATGCACGCCGTTCCAAAGGAAACTAAGGCTGTCACGCTGTTACCTGTGATGAGAAACGCCGCTATTGATACCGTGAATACGATGTGCAATGCAATTTTACCGATTTTCATTTACACCGACTCCTTCCTGTGATATTCTTATTAAACAGGAGGGAGGTATGACTCCCCCTCCCACGAACTGAAATTAGCCAAGGAAAATTGCGATTATCGCAGTAGCCGAAGCGGCTATCTCGAAGATTAAGGCTGTCAACTCTATAATCTCGAGAACCTTGCTTTTTTCAGTTCTTTTTTTGAGCTGTTCTACCTCCGCTTCAAGTTCTTCAACTCTCCGTTTCAGTTTTCTCAACTCCTTGTCCTTATTGATTGGCTATCGCCTCCTCGGATTTTTTAGTACCATTTGGTACAATCGTACGATAGCATTGCCTACCTACCTGTCAATAGGAAATCCGCATATTTACTGAGTTTTTTCGCTGTCCTGCTGATACCCTTTCAGAATATCCTCTCCCATTTTGATGAGCCTGTCGGCTTCCTCACTCAGCCTCTTCATTGCAGCATCCTTTTCTGCTCGCTTCTGATAGAACTCCTCGTCTTTCAGTGCATCTTCCCAACCATTGATGAACGCTCTCACTTCACGGATATTGCTAAATTCTCTTTCTGTCTCGTAGCCGTTTCTTGCTGTGAAAACAGCATACTTGCTGTCGTGCCATACACAGTCGATAGCAACTCCGAAATATAATTCATCTCGCTTATCTTCATCAATAGGCTCGAACCTCACATCATCATACAGTGGTCCTTCACAAGGGCAGTTGTTCTTGAACCAAACCCTGTAATTGTCAAGAACATAATCGCTATCTATCCCCTTGAGGATGTTCCAAATCTTTGCAAGTCTCCCGGCAAGTGCATCGTCTGAGCAAAACCAATCATACCACCCCGCTTCAATCTGAACATCTCTATCCTTGCTGAGAAAATCTCCTCTGCGGTATCTCTCGCAGAACTGTCTTAAAGTCATCTCATTCCCCATCTTTCTTCTCCTCCTTAAAGAGCGGTACTCTCTTGTTGTATGTCATATCATACTCTCCGCTGCACTTGTGCAGTTCCCAACCGCCAAGTCCTGTTCCCTCGATAGAAACATAGTCATCGGCACACCAAGTTCTTACACCGCCCTCTACGCCATGCTTTCTTGCAATTTCCAGTAGCTTCTCAACTACTGGAACCGCCTCTTTGCAGAACTTTCTCATCTGCTCCTCTGAAAAATTCATCTCTGCCATAATCTTTACCTCCTAATAATCTTCATCGAGGCATTCATCCGCCTCGTCATAATACTGACCGTCATATCCTTTTGCCATCAACTTTTCATAACAGTCGAAGCAAACCAATCTAAATGCGATACCGTGGCAATCGTGAGTGAAAAGCATATCATCTCTCACTACTTCCTTGCCGCAGGTGGGGCATATTCTAACATCTGCTCCGCACATTTCTTCCGGGTCACTGACTTCAAAACTCATTCCCATTGTCATTCCTCCTTACCAAATTCTCTTGAGTCCACCGATGGACGGCTCGATGCCAATGGTTCCGAACTCACTGCAATCCGGCATTGTCGTATTTACCACATAAGCGAGCGTCTGATTATCTCCTAAATCCTCCATATCCATCTTCCACTCTTCGATATACTCGGAAACATACAAGAACGAATACATCAATCCAAAGTTCATCTGCGTCTTGATGACATGGTAGACAAGTCCGTTGCTCTCCTCCTCAAACTTCCTAACCATTTCCTGCTCCTCATCGTTGAGCCAATACAATAGACCCGGTCCTTCTGAGAGGTTGATTTTACCCTCTTCTTCAAACTCCTTAATCGGCTGCTCCATGATGCCGAGTTTCTTCATCCTCTTAATTGCTTCCTGCTTCTGCTGTTCTCTTAAATCTGCCATCTTAGATACCTCCTAACGCCATTTTCTGTTCTGCTTTTCCTGCAATCTTTGTTCCCGGGTCGAATTTCTTTCCATCTTCGTTGCCCTGCCAAAACGCTCTTGCACTCATCTGTTCCTGTGCAGCACTTTTGAACTTCTCGTGCTTCATGGCATCGGTTTCATCACTGACCTCTTTTGGAACTGTCATTACCAACCCCCATCCAGTCTCGTCATGTTCCCTCTGCTGTTCAAATGCTTCCTTGATACCCTGCGTGTAGCCGAAGCCATATCCATCGCAAAGTCTCTTTCTGTATTCTCGAGTGCAATCCTTAGACTTCTTTCTGAGGTCATCAATTCCGCTGCGGATACATTCGACTGCATATCTGAAAATCTCAACGCAAGCATCAACATCTCCTTCGAGACCTACGAAGCATATCGTAGCCACCTGCTTGTTGTACTCCTTTCTTCTGTATGACTGACAGCAAAAGTTCTGACCAATGATTGCCGATAGACTTATCATCCACGCTTCTCTTCTCTTGCTGCAATCGAACTCTGTCTTGATGTGGACGACTTTCTTCTTGCCGATGTCCTCGAGGTCTATTTCTGCTATCTTATGCTCTGCCATTAACTTCTTGGCTTTCAAGAGTGCCGACTTCGCCTCGTGTTCGTTGCTGCTCTCTGAGAGAGCGAGCAACTTCTTAATCTTCTCTCTGTAATCCTGTTCTGCCATATCATTTTGCCTCCTTATGCCATCTTCTCGATGATTGCAAGTAACATCTGATGCTCTTTCCAAGAAATCTTTTCTCTCTGAAATGCGATGTCGATACCGTCATTTCCGTAAAACACATTCTGCATTGCGTCCTCTCGATTTTCTGCTTCTATAATTCTCTGAATGAACTTCTTAAACATATCTGCGTCCTCCTTATTTGGCTTGTTTTTATCGTATGCGTACGATAACATGACCTCCGGTCAAGTCAATAGGTTTTACGCATTTTTACGGAAATATTTTCAGTCATCCTCATAGTCCTCGATGTCGATATTTGCCGCCTCGCAGATACTCTCGTAATCAGCACCATTCTCCCACATATTCTTGATGCAGAACCCATGCACCGTGCCATCCCACTGTGCGATGTGCTGCTCTATCGCTTCGTTCAGCCTTGCATTGCTTCTATCTGCCATCTTCCGTCATCTCCTTTTCAATTCTTTCTGCTGTTTTCTTTGTTCCATCTCCCCAACAACAACCCTCTCTGCAAAAATACCAACCAAGAAGCACTCCATCATCAATATACTTAACCATCTTCTTACACCTCCGCCTTTTTTATAATGGATGTAGGACACCAAAACTCCTCGCCATCCAATCTCAGATACATTCTTCCTCTGCCTTTCTTGAGGACCTGTGCAAGAGGTCCGATGTCATCAATCTTAACAAGGTCTCCTGCCTTAATCATGTACCTCGCCTCCTTTTACCAATTCGTACTCGGCTACCTGCTTATCTGTGAGCGGCTCTGAATACTCAACATATCCCCAAACCTCTCTGCCTGCCTCCTCGCTATATGCTCTGCTGTTGAAATTCTCGATGCACTCCAAATTCTTTGTCGGAACTGCACCCGGCATCGCAGGTCTTAATGTCAACCAGTATCTGTACCGCATTATGCTACCTCCCTAATCTCAATCAATTTATCGAGTCCTGTGTAGATGCAACCTCCTGTCGTAAATACCAATCCATCCCATCTTACAAACTTGACTGTCTCGACATTTACATCTCCGGTTGCTCCATCTTTCCACTCAACCTCAACCGTCTTTCCGGCTGCGAGCATTTCTTCGATTTTCTCCACATCTGCCATTCTGAATATCTTCATAGTATCTACCTCCTGTTCGGCGTTTTTACTGATTTATCTTGACTACATCGTACTTGGAACATTCCAATTTGTCAATAGTTTTACGGAAATTATTTTGGAATATTCCTATTTTGCTATGCAAATACCTCCTGCATCTTCTTTCTCATTTCCGAGATGCCTGTCATTACATTTATCATGCCGGACCACTTCTCCATGTGGTCGAGGTAGATGCCGCAGGCTTTCTTACTGAGGCGATAGACTTCGATGTACTTATTCTGTCTGCTCCTCTCCGATGTCAGAGAAAACTCTCTCCTCTCATCATCTGTGCAGTACGGCAAAATCTGATTTTTAATTCTTCTTACAACTTTTCCGTTTGGTGCAGAGAACATTTCTCCTATCTGTCTTGAGGAAATGAAATCCAAGGCATCCACAGAGCCTGTATCTGCCTGTTCCTGCCTCTTTGGTTCTTCCGGTATAGAATTTGTTGTATCAGTCTGAGCCTGCTGCTCCTGCTCCTGTAAATGCTTTAGGCACATTCTGTACCCTGCCATAAATCCCGACTCCTCGTACTCAACTGCAACATCCATCATCTTGTCATAAAATCTATTCTGCGGTTTCAGTTCCTTTGGAAAGAAATATGCAACCATCTTGTCGTACTGCTCAACCTCATTGCAGGCTGCTTCTGTATGCCTCTCCTTGCACTGGCAGCCGTCTACATATTCTCTGAAATATTCAGCTAACTGCTCATCTGTCAGTTCTTTTGGAATAACGCTCATGCCACGCACCTCCTTAAATCAATACTCCTATTTTCTGTTTGGACTTCTGCCAATAATAGGTATCATCCTGCACATATCCATCATCTATCGCTGCTTCCAGTCTTACATCCAGTAATTCACTGTTCGGAATATCAAGGTCTGTATCGAATGGTCCGATTGTTGTATAGCCGACAATTTCTCCGGTCGTTTCGCTAATAAGGTTGTAAATCATACTGCATACCTCCTTTGCTTTTTTGCGAGCGTACGATAACACAACCTTGCACCATGTCAATAGGAATATCTTTATTTTTACGGAATGATTTGGAGAACTCCAAAACGATAATAGAAATGTGTCCATAGGACATCCATAGGACAATGAACATAATAGATATAATATATATAGGTAACGGTTACGGTTACGGTATAGTTTAGGACTTTCCACAGGACTGTCCGTGTGACTGTCCATAGGACAAGGCAGATTCCTTCTTATATAATGTATGTCGAATTGCTTTTGAAAAATCAGTAAAACCTTTGGTGCAAACCGTTTATCAGATTGCTTCGTCCTTGGACGGAAAACCATGCGTCCACAGATTGTCCACAGGACAAATTTCGGACAATAAAAAAGAACCTCCCTACCGTATCTGATAGAGAGGTCCATTCTTTACCAACCGGAACTATTTTGCGTTGATGAAATCAACTACATCTCCAAGTTCCCTGTACGCCTCCTCGAACTGCTTCTTTGGAGACCACGACTCATATCCGTCCTTATACCTTACTTTGTATCCGGCTTTGCCATCCTTTTCCATCGGCTCTGCCTTTACGATTTTTACGCCAATGTAGTTCTTCATTCTTTCCTCCTGTTATCTGACTCTAATGGAGTCTCCTGTGATGATGAGGTTCGGGTTCTCAATGCCATTCAGAGAAACAAGGGCATCAACAGTGGTTCTGAAATCCTTTGCGATACTTGTGAGCGTTTCTCCGCTCTCGATAGTATGGTACTCTTTGCCGCCGCCATTTACGATGTCCTGCACCTCCTGCCATCTATCTCCGAGAACAGTTCTTCTCACTTCATCATCCCCATACTTGTCAGTCCATACTTCATCTGCCAACTCCTGTGCGGACGCATTATGGATATGGTTGATGACATCCTGTACCTCATCATATCTGCTTCCAAGTGCTGCTCTTCTTGCATTTCCGCCGCCGAACTCATCTTTCATAGTTCTGTAAAGCAACTCAAGCGTGGTTCCCTCCGGGGCGGACGCTTCCGGCTCATCCTTGCCGTCATCATTGTTGGCAGTATATCCATTGAGTCCTGCCGCTTTGATTGCCGCAGGGAAATCACGATAGCAGAAATCTTGGTCTACTGTTCTGCCGCAGATTGTCTTGTCTGCAATGAAATTCTGACCGCCGCCATACTGCCAAATATCGTGAGATGTTGCAGGTGTGTTGGATGAATACTTTGCTACCCAATGAGTAAATCTCTGTAAACGAGAGTCGTCTACATGAGACTGAAAGTGTGAGTCTGATGTGTAAACTCCCACGAAGTATCCTGCCTTTTCACATCTGTCGCAAAACGCAATAACAATGTCTGTGAGGGTATCCTTTGAGTTCTTGAGCATATCGCCCTCAACATCGTAATAAACAGGGTATTCAAACTGTTTTCCTGCAATTACTGACAGGAAATGGTCTGCCTCTTCCTGTGCGTCTGTAACAGACTTGGCATTGCCATAATAATATGCACCAACAGGCATACCAATCGCCTTGCACTGTGCATAGTAATCTTCAAACTTGCTATCTTTGTATTTACCCGCATCTGCTCCGGCTGCTTTGACGATAACGAACTGTACGCCCCTCTCATCTCTTGCCTGCTTGATGCTGAGGTCTCCCTGCCAATGTGAAATATCAATACCAAAAAGTTTATCCATAGTGAACTCCTCCTATTATAAAAATAAGGGCGGCTTTTTCAGCCACCCCGATGTGTTATGCCTATTCAAAATTAGGCTTTAATCAACTTGCCTTTCTTGAGAAGATTTACCATCTCAAGGTTCTGTGCCGCAGTATATGCGTAATTCTTGATACCATTTGCGGCTGCAATCTTCGCACGATGAGCCTTGGATGTATCTTTTTCTCCAACCGCTGCAAGTGCCGTAACAATGGAACCCGATGCTCCTTTGTACTTAGGGTAATGAGAAACCGCCTGTCTTGGATTGCCGGATATGACTACGACAGTATGACCTTTGGTCTTAGTGACGAGAATGTCTCCATTACACAACTTCGTGCCGGATTTTACCGTAATAGGCTCCATGAACCGCTTAGACGCTTTGAGAGCGGACACCTCGGCTGATGTGTTGAAATTGCCCGGGTCAAATCCCGCTTGGATGCAGCACGCTCTTACAAGCGAACTGCAATCAGCCTCTGTCTTGGCAGGAATCTTTGCAAGGCTTCCGCTCTTTCTTAACTGTTCAATTACAGTTATGCGGTGTCCTTGGCAGTATCCGATGTTGTTGTTTTTGCAGGCCTGTATCATTGCTTCCGCAATAGCATTGGCAACCGCAACACTCTTTGGTCTCATGCAAATCCATCCCTTTGAATGGACATAGTACGGCTGAGTTGAGACTTCGTTTCCTGTTTGGTCTCCCGGCTTTCCTCCGGAGATTTTGCCGTTCTCATCAATTCTCGCACTACCTACCATTAAACTCATGTCAATTCCTCCTTAAACAAATAGGGCAACCTTTCGGCTGCCCTGTACTTACGATATGTTTCTCAGATTACTCCTCATCCTCGGTGTTGGAACCGCTATTGGCGTAGTCGGTCAATCCCTCTCCGATGATGTACGCCACCACGGATGCACCTGCCATAATGAGTGCAGTTACCTGTGTTGCTGTGTTGTCTGTGCCACCAGTAGCCAAAATCATCATAGAGACAAAGGATGCTACTGCCGTCCATAACTTTCTACTTGTCAGTTTTCTGACCCAATCAATTTTCTTCATGTTCTTTTCCTCCTGTTATAAAAATGAATTTTCTCCCATGCACTTCTGATAGACTTTATCTATCTTTGCAATGGCATTTACTGCTTTACTGTTCTTGTACTCCGGATGCTCCGAACAATATCTCTCATAGTCCGAGATGTCGTCCAGTATCTGATTGAAGAACTCCTCAGAATGTTCCACTCCTCTTCGCAATTCATCTGCAAATCGGAGTATTCGAGTGCGGCACTCATCCGCATCGTCTTTGTCCATCCTGTTCTTGAGGTCATCGTGCTTCTCTTTCAGATTTTTGACATCGTTCTCGACTGTCTCCAATTTGTCCATCACATCCTTATTCATGGTCTTTCCGAGAAATCTCATGGCATTGCCTGCAAGTTTTCCAATAGCAGACCAAGGATTGACTTTGATTGGCGCAATCTGTACCAATGTCATAAAGAGCAGTACGACACCGCCTCCTGCTTTCAGCCAATCATTTAGGCTCACATTCCTCACCTCCTTTCATAGAAAAACCGCCTACTTCGGCGGCTTAACATCAAGATATTTGCATTTATTACACGGATACTCACCTGCCGGGATGAACCATGACTTACAGTCGCTGCACTCGCCATAGTGGCTGCAACTTCCGGAGCATCGCTCATATCCCATAAAGCATCTCCTCTTCCTGTGGGAGCATTTGAATAAATCTTTCTTCATTCTCTCTCCTTTCTCCATGCGTCAATATCATATCTGTATAAAGAGATGCCAACAATTCCTCGCTGTCTGTGTGTTCCAACATACCTGTATAACTATTGAATGTCTGAGTAACCTGCTCGAGAGTCATCTCATAATCGTGATACTTATTTGCTACACCTCTGAGGCTTCTCTTCATTCCGAGAGTCGTTGATTTCCTCAGCACAACCTTGTTGTACCAAAGTCTGTATCCTACAAATTCAATGCCTTGATTGATAGGTCTGATGCAGGTTTTCCGATTAAGGCTTAACTCAAGCTCTTTCTCGAGGAAAGTATCTATCGTCCATCTCCATTCATGGAGTTGTGCCTTACTGTTACTCAAAATAATGATGTCATCCATGTACCGGACATAATACTTGATACCCAAGACTCTCTTGCAGAACTGGTCGAGTTATTCAAGTAGATATTCGCAAACATCTGACTGAGCAGGTTTCCTATTGGCATACCCACATCAAACAATCTTTCCTCCAACGGTACATCTCCCGGGGATTTGCCGGGTGGCAACCCGAATGGAGTGTGCTTGCAATCAATTATCCCGAACAGAACCTCAAGTAATCTCTCATCCTTGATTTTCTTGCGTAGGATGTTCTTGAGTACCCGATGAGAAATCCGGTAAAAATATTTGCTGATGTCAAGTTTCAGATAGTACCAATCTCCATCTTTCTTGCTGACATACTCCAACCAATCTCTCAGACGAGTCATTGCTCCCAACGCCCCTCTGCCGGGTATGCAGCCATACGAGTCCTTGATATATCCCTTAATCAGCACAGGATTGACAACTCTATAAATCGCCCACTGAACCACACGATGCTCAAAGGCGATTGACATTATCATTCTTTTCTTAGGTTCGTAGACGAAGAATATAAAGTACCTATCTATCTCGTATTCTCCCCGAAGGACTCTTTCTCTCAACTCCTCAAGATTTGTCCAAGAGTCGTAGCCAAATCGCAGAACATCCCTGTTGTATCTACGACTCTCGGACGCATCAAGAAAAGCATCGTAAAGGTTATCCATCGAAAAGATAATGTCGTACACATTCTTAATCTTCATCCAAAAACCACCTTTACATTCTTGCATAGCGACTTTCGCCAAAGGCTACTTGCAGCTTTCAAGTTCCCATTACGGACCGTGAGCCTCCCGAATGGAGGAACCGACCGCTGTCCTATCGCACTCACTACTCTCATACGGTCGGTTGTTTTTCTCCTTTTTGGAGTGGAAACAGGCTCCTTTACCCCTCGTGTACTGACAGGACATCCGTAGACATCCTGCTAATCTGACAATATGAGGGTAGAGCGGAGCGGAAGCCGATGTTGCTGTTCGAGTTAGAACGAGCATTGTTGAGGTTCAAGTTGAACACACCCGCATTGGCACCATTGTTCCAGTTGCCTCCGGCAATCGGCAAACGCAATAGCCTGTTCCCAAAGTAATTGCTAAATTATTTCCTGCCGTTGTTTTGTGCAGTGGCAGTGACCTTATTTATCCAACTTCCGGTCATCTTACCTATCTGCGAGAGGTAGTCGCTCATCACATTAAATCTCTTTTGGTCGAGGATGCGTTTCTTATATGCTCTTTCCACATAGAATTTGGCATATTGGACCTGCTTGTCGAGTTCGTTTAGTTCCTTGAGGACTGATTTTGCATAATAGCATTTGTGAGTATCCATCTCCCTCTCAGCCATCGTGTTCATACACATTCGGATTTTGGTTGCGAGTCCTGCATACCCTTTCTCCGGTCTTGGAAACTTCTCGAGGAACGGCTCGGCATAGTCCATCATATCTGCCACTTTTTGTCTTATGCTCTCACCCTCTGCACCTTTTGTTACTGTATCGCTCATCTTACCTCCCTACAAAAAATGCGTCCGATGGACTGTCCGAATTATGTCGCACGGACTGTCCTGTGGACGCACATCATTTTATTGCTTTTTCTTCATACGCTCGCTAACGCTCGCAAAACAAAATGCAAAATTCAGATTACAGTTCTACATAAGCGGAGCGAAAGCCGACGTTGCTGCCCGAGCTAGAACGAGCATTGCTGAGGTTCAAGTAGAACACACCCGCACTGGCACCATCGCTCCAGCCGCCTCCGGCAATCGGCAAACGCTCTCCGGCGTTATTCATCCAATGATAGTCTCCGCCATAATCTTTGCCCGGCTCGTCCGGATAGAGAATGAGAGCCTTTGCCAACTCCGGTGCAGTGACACCACTCGCAAGGGTCATTGCTGTGTAGCTTCCACCTCTACCTGCATCCTGTGCGGATGTAATTCCAGTAGTCAACTGAATGTTTCCGGATACGAAGTCGTACTTGAGAGTCGCTGCCGTTCCCGGTGCTACAAGAGAACCGTCATTCTTGATTGCTTTCCACAGAGTTGAGGAAGCGGACATATCGCACTCAGAACCAAGTGCTGCATTATTGTAAGGGATAATCTGAATTTCTCCCTCATTCAGACGCATACCGCCGAGCCATTCCCATACATTGCCGTTCATATCCTGTATGCCGAACTGAGTATGGTCGTGACCCCAAGTAGCAGGACCGGAACCTGTGAATGTTCTTCCTGTCTTGTTGTTATCTTTTGCGGACTCCTGCCCTTTCTCGTAGGTGTACGCTGAATCTCCTCCGTAGTTGTTGTTGCCATGTGGCATAGTTCCCATCTTGCGTGTGAGCAATGCGACTGCCGCCCATTCGGCAAGCGTTCCAAGGTGGAAGCCTGCTCCCTTAGCCTCGCAAGCCTGTCTTGCCTGGTCGAAATTGACATAGGTCTTAGGGTCTCTGTGAGACAGTGAGTACGCTCTGCCGTTGATGACGATATTCTGATACTTGGAATACAGAAATCTGCTCTTTTCTACGCCATCCACAGAGAACGCAGGATGAGTATTCTCAGAGCCTCCGGAAATAATCTCAGAGTTCTTGAGTTTGTTGATAGGTACATAAACGGAAGGAAGTCCGAGGTCATCGAGTAATACTATATTCTTGCCTCCGGAAATTTCCTTAACCGCTGCTGCAAACTGGTCGTAATTTGACATGGTAATTTACCTCCTTATTCGATTGAGTACAGTTTGAGAGTTACATTGTCCATAGAGAATGAAACAGGCTCCGGAACCATAATGGTTTTCTGACTGTTCTCATCCTCCGGGTCGTAGTCCGGATTAACCTGCTCCTTATCGACATACTGTCTTGCGGGAATTTCAATCTGTGCTGCATACTTCACACCAAGACCTGTCACGAGCATTCCGAACTTGTCGATGCAGATGTCTACACTGACATCGAAATCTCTCTCCAACTTGGCGAGATTGAGCATCAGTTCATCATCGAATGTAACTTTGGTCTTGCTTACTGTGTAGGGAATTTTCTCCCCGACATTGACTTCTACAACTTTCATTGCCATCTTTCTTTACCTCCTAATGCTTTCTTGCCTCTGCATACGCCTCGTTGGTTTTCTGAGCGATGCAGTCTGCCATCTCCCTCTGAGCGGCTGACGCTCTCTCGGGATTGATACCATATTCTCTGAGAGTAGCGTCACGCTGACTTCTCCTCTCATCATTGTGGATAATTACATTCACGCTGCATTACCTCCCTGTACATACAGTTTGAGGTCCACAGATGCGGCACTTCCGGTGTACTTAACCTTGAAGCCGTTGACCTGCTTGTCATAGACGATGATGTCGCCTACATTGTCCACAGGAGTAACAACTTCCGCTGTCACTGTGTAATCAAAACTGTCTCTGTTGACAGACAGTGCAATCGTCTTTGCGGAATTATTAAAAAAAGCCTCTCCTGCCGTATTGGTAAGAGTGACTTTGATAATCTCGCCTCCGATATTACTAATCTGTTCTCCGTGATGCTTCATTACTTCGGTCAGAAATTCTGCCGTGAGGTTGGCTGAGTTTACACCACCCTCAATGTTGTTGAGGTTCTGTTCATCCACAGGCGTACCATCCTGTATCCCCTCAACTTCGTCCTGCCAAGGAGTAGGCTCATAAAAGCCTGTTCCATTGGTGTCGAGGTACGGTTGATTTCTACCATTCATTAGGTTTCATCCTCCTTTTCATAGATTGGGAACTCAAACTTTGTCAGAACGCCTTGGTTGGCAGCACGGACAATCTCGGTTGCTTGATACCCTGCCTGTTTTCCTGTGACATCAATAATTCTCACAGCCTTAATGGTCTGCGAGCCGCTCGATGTTCTCGGAAAACTGACAATGATTTCAACCTTGTTTCCAGTCACTCTTTTGGTATTGATTGTCGCATCATACCAAGTGCCATTGACAAGGTACTGAAACTTTACCAAAGCATTGAGCCACTGCTTTCTTCGGTCATTCATAAAATCTGTACTCCAAAATGACATCGTTTTTACCTCCTTCTGATTTATTTTCCACAAGCCTTAGTTCCGCACCGTTTGATAGTTGCGGCAGATACAATGACTTTGCCACTGACCTCGGAGCCGTTTGATACCGATGTCTGAACGACAGGTTCGGTTCCCTCTCCCGAGATAATGGTTCCGCTCTTCGGTGCGTTGGATACTCCTATCATTGCATTGCTCTGAATGTTTATATCCTCCGAGAGTTGAACCTTTGCAGGTATCATCATCTTTCCTCCGCCGCTCGTAACAACTCCGGATAATGGCAGAACCGTAGTCGTGTTGGTAAAGGTCTTTCCTACCTCCGTGCTTTCTCCGATGAATACACCGTTGACAGCCTTGGCAGGATAAACGCCGGACACCGACTGACCTGCTACCAAGACATCCACGATTTCGTAATCTGAATTGATGATGATTTCCACATCATCCGTAAAGATTTCTCCTGTCGTGGAATTGTATAATTTGCCACCTATTCGGATTGTGCCGGACAGGGTTGTGTCAAATACATTTGTGATTGCGTTCATGTCGAGATTGGTCTCAACATACATGATGTTTCCAAGCGTGCCGGGTCTCGGCTTCATGCCGCACTTGAATGTTCCACAAATCAAAAGGTCGTAGGTTGCACATATCCATCGGACAAGCGTTTCTACGACCACCTTAATCTGATATTCAAATTCAATACGAACTCCCGCAGGTTTTACCATTGGAACTTCGCCCACCCTTACGACCTCTCCTCCCGGCTTGAGAAACGGCATTGTCAGAATGATTGTTGCAGGCATATCCGGGTCCTCGATGTAGTAAATCGGGGATACATCCCATAGCAATGCGAGACCATCCATCAAGTCGTAGTAGGTGCATTCATTGGTATTTACCAAATTCTTATACCGCAGAAACTGCCTGTATCTTTCATCGGAAATAACAGGGTCCTCAACATTGATACCTGCCAGTATTCCGGCTTCTTTTCTGCTGAGTGGAATAATGGTGCCTACCATATCCAAATTCTGTCCTGTGGCTGTATCGAGGTCTGTGAGGTTCTTCAAGTCGTCAAATACATCTTCTATCTCCTGCAACTGTTTGGAGAGCGCTCGTATCAGAGCCTCGATATTTTTCTTCTCGAGAAACTGCTGAGGTAAATCATTCAGCCAACTATCAACTATCTTCACTGAACGACACCTCAATTCTCTTCTCATCAATCAACACCTTTTGACGAGATGTGACGATGATGTTTTTCTGCTTGTAATCTGATGCTTCCGGAACATAGGTACTTGAGGTTCCGTATGCAGTATAGATTTCAACATAAGTCAGTCCTGCGACAGCATCGTAAATGCCATCGTTGAGCAACTGAGTGAGGAGATTGGTTCCTGCCACAAACTCTGCTCCATCTGAAATCAGAGCCTGTAGGGCAAGGGATGCGTAATTTGTCGGCAACTGCGACTTATCTCCGTGCAGCACAACCTTGAGCCATGTGTACAGATAGTCCGGTCTGTTGAACCGAACAGGGATTGTGTCTCCGTAAACACCGGGAACACCAACCTCTATGCTTCCGTATGTCTGAATGCCGCCCGCCTTTCTTCGGAGGATAGCCTGTGCAATCTCGCTGTTGTCTCCTCCCTCAACGATAATCTCGATACTGTGAGGCGGAAGTCCCCTGTTATCTACATAGTCTGTATCGTTTTCATATCCGGATGCAGACTCCACATTCTCGATGTTGTTTAGCAGTTCTCCCACAATGGACTCAATCATCGTATTGGACCTCAATGCAGATTTCGCAATGTACGACTGTCTCAGTTCGATGTCGCTCTCCTGCTTTCTTCCGTATGTTGGCTCGAGCAGGTTCGTAACAGCCGTAAATCCAGTGACATTGTTTACCATCTTCGTAACTATTCCGTATGGAAGCGTAATCTTGCCATACTCCTCCGTGAGGAATGTCGCTATTACAGTAACGCTCGATGTTGTCAAATTGTCTGACAGGATGAGTACATTGCTTCTACTGATGGCCTTATCCTCAATCGTAAGAGTATTCTTCTCGGCAGTTATGGTGTATCCATCGTCCGTAATCGCTTTGGCAAGACCTGTGATAATGTCCTCCTCCACTCCATCCGGACTCGAGAATGAATACTGGCTGCCATTGATTGTAACGGAATAGACACCGACCTCAGCCGATGCCACCTTGATGCTTACTCTGTTGAACGCATCTCTCGTAATCTCGAACTCATCTGCGTTCTTCAATCTGACTTCCGGACTGGTGTTCGTTGCTACGATTGCCTCTTCTCTTACATAAGTTCCATCATCTCCGGTGCAGTGCAGGCGGTATGATGTACGCTTGTTTGCCGCCCTGCGTATGCCGCCATACTGAACGGCATTGTCGAGGCTGACCCCTGTTGCTGTGGCAGGATATTTGGCATAGTAGTTGTCTTGAGCAGTCTCCCACAAATCAGAAATCTGATAGGAAAATGTCGTGATGAGGGTATCGAGAAAAGACGGCTTCGTCAGCCTTGTATCAAAGCCAAACGCCTCCGTCAAATCCGTGTGTATCTCCTCCATGATGGTATCGAGCCTCTTGATGTTGAAACCTTTATCAGTTACTCCGTATTCTGCCATCTATTTCCACCTCCTCTCTTATGGTTTCTGTATCTGTCAGAGCCGTGAACTCAATCTTCCCGACTCTCGTGTGTCTGTCATAAGTTACCGAGACATCCTTGACTTCGGTAACTTCATCAATTTCAAATATCTTTTCTCGGACAGCCATCTCGAA